TTCATTAAATTGATTAAGTAATTGCTTTCCGCTTTTGCAATTTAAAATTAACCAAGGTGATATTTTACCATCTTTAATATGCCATACTGCTCTGTTCAATGATACGTGTTGGAAGTAGTGATTCCAAGGAGCAGGAGGATTTTCTTCTGCCCATTCCATCATAGTCATTATACTGCGTTCAAGTGCTGTTTCTACACCTTCTTTGCGTATTAGTTCAATAGCATATTTTTCATACATTTCTTCTCTACACCAGTGATCTAATTTAACACCACTAGTTACTACATAATCAATATACTTCTCAGGATATAAGGGCCGCACGTTACTAATAAAGCTGCCAAACTTAACAAAAGCATTATAGTACGAAGATTTGCAAAATTCATCATATGTTTTTTCCTTTTTTGCTCCTGCACTCAGTTTATAAAATTGATTGAATGCATAAAAGCCTAATTGTACTCGTTTTTCATTTTTTTGTAGGTGTCGCCTTTTTTGTTCGCAAACGTGTACTGATAAAGTTTTTTCCTTAGTGTACCCAGTGCCACAGTACTCACATACATAAGGTTTTTCAGATTGCGTCTTCGATACCATATTCTTCAGCCAATTGCTTGAGTTCTTTTGTTGTAGATATTCTAGCAAGTAATTCAACCTCGTCTTGTTTCATATTTGGGAATAATTTTTCTAACAATTTTATTCCTTTACTATTGCTTTTGCCTTTTTGTTTAAAGCCTATCCATTTGTGAAATTCAATTTTACCTGTGTTACCTGCTTGGCACATAAGTTGCCATTGTAGTTTTGGATGACGTGTGCCTAACTCGTTCCAGTTTTTATTATAATATTCGTTAGTTTTAAATACTGCAAGAGCTTGCTTTTCGTAATTGCCATTGACACTTGATATATACCTATTCAATAACCAATAATTTATTTGTTTGCGTTCGTCATCTGACAGTTCATCATATACAGACTTTGCGCCCATGTCAATAGCGGCAAGAATATCTTTTAAAGGCAATTTATCATTCATAGTTATATTTTAACAGAAAAACACAATTTGTCAATTGTTTTTATTGATGTTTACTTCGGATGTAAGTTCGGCAATCTTTTGATAGGCTTTATATTTTGCTTCTTCTAAGTGTTTTACTTCATTGCGTAGTAACTCATTTTCTCTTGACAAATTTCTACATTGATTATTCAAATCAACTAGCTCTCTGCGTAACTGCTCTTCTAAGGTATCATTCAAAGTTTTGTAATCAGTTGCCATTATTATCTCTTATTAAATAATACATATTTACTAATTTGCTTAGTAATTTTTTTAAAGTAGGATATTTTAAACTAAGCTCGCACATTTCTTTCCATTCATTGTAATCTAAAAATTGTCCATTTGCTCTTGCTACTCCCGCAGGATCGCCGCCTACAATCCAACGAGGTATGTCTTTGTAAGGTTCATCTCTATAACGTGCATACACTACACCATCTGCACGTTCATATATTAATGCTTCTCCGGGAATAAGTTTATTTTGTAATTGCGACATCTAATCTTCCTTTGCTATTTAATTTAGAATATTCTATATTACCAATAGATGATAATTTACTTAACCACCAATCTTTATTTTCTAATATTAAATGTGCGTTTCGGCCATCTTCTAAAAATTTTCGTGCTGGTTGTGTATCTATTCTTAACCATATATAATTTGTTGCTAAGACTTTGATGTGTGTTAGAACATGAGATAAATTTTCGGGTTCTATATGTTCTAACACATCATTACAAAAAACACACTCGTAATTGTTTTTATTAATTACGCTGTATTCTTGAACAGCCGGATCGTACCCGTACCATTCGGTATTAGGAAATTGTTGCTGAAAGTGTTGCAGTATTTGTCCTTTACCGCAGCCGTAATCTAATACTGATGTTGGATTCCACTTATGATAAAAATGTAAAAATTTTCCTACGTTTTTAATCTTGCCGCCAAATCCTTGTTGTCTTTTTTTGTCACTATGAACTTTTTGTAAAAGTTCTTTGTAACTATCAGATATAAGATTAAGATTCGGATCCAATCGTTCTTCTCCAAATGTCATCATGGTTAAATTCTGCCCAATACAATTCAAATGCTACGCCATCTTCAATACCTTCAAACTGATGAAACTTTCCTGGCTTTACTTGTGTGAATTCGCCTGGACCGAGAATAGTTTCATCAACAAGTCCTGTTTGTTCTTCGTCTTGCCAAACCCGAACAATCATCTTGCCTGACTCAACAAAGAATCCGTTCCACTTAAATTTGTGCATATGTTCAGAACACTTGAATCCTTTTTTATATTCTATTCTATGAAATTCAAGCACACCGTTTGCGTGTATTAATTCTGTTTGTCCCCAAATTTTTCCTGCTTTCATTTTTACTCCTTATACTAAAAGCGAATAATCTATAATTTCGCTTTGTCTTGATATGTCTTTTACAAAGTATACACATTCTGGTTGTTTTCCTGTTGTAAGAGGCACAGTTAATAACTGCCCGTTCTTTAGTTTAGGAAAGAACCATTTTACATCATTATAAAAATTTATAATTTTTATTTCTTTAAAATCTACTTTAAATCCTGTTAGAGGATTGTAGCAAAATGCTTCAAAGCCTCTATCATTAATACTTGTAAGCGGTAATACTTCTAAATCTAATCCGCTATAATGATCACCAACAACTATACTCCAATCTAATGGCATAGTTACTTCATGTCCGCCGATATCTAACACCATTGCAGGTGAACTGAAAGATTCTAAAAATATCAAAGGTACAAAAAAGAAATCAGGATCTTTAGGGTCTGAATTATCTAATACGCTAAATCGAACATCTTCATCTAGTTCTTCCGGTAAGTCTTCTAGCAAAAAACATTCATTTTCTAATGTTAAAATTCTCATAATTAATTCCAATCAATTTTTTCTATTGTGAAGGGATACTGTGCTTCTTTATAGAACTTTTTTCTTTGTGTTAAATGTCGCTTTGCAAATTTGCACGTTGAAGTGATATCCCAAATTTGTACAAAGTCTTTGTCTTTTGCCTTTCTTACTCCTCTGCCTATACTTTGAATTACTCTTACAAAACTTTTGCCAGGCTCAATGAGAACAAGATTAAAAATACGCGGTATATTAATACCCACAGACGCGACTCCGTATGTGGCAATAACAACGTGATTCGTTCCTTCATTAATTTCATCATATGCTTCCTTGCGATCTTTTAATTTAACATCGCCTTTTACAAACACCGAGTCTGCAATAAGTTCTTGTAATTTTTCACCTGCACTAATTCTATCAACTAGGATTAATGTGTTACCTGTTTGTTTTACATTATTGAGTAACTTGCCTATATATTCTAATCTTGCATCATCAGTCACTAGGTATTTTAGTTCTGATTGATAATCTCTAAACTCTGGTAAATCCATTAGCTGGCAAATGTTTACGTGACACTGAGCTAGTACTCCTTTATCCTGTAATTCCTTTGCTGTGATATTGCCAATAACTGGCCCCAATGAAGCGTGTATACTTTCGAATTCAAATGCTTCTTTGGGCACCGTACCTGTTAGTCCCCAACGAATAGGAGCATTACGTAGATTGCGTGTTAATAAATTTTTTAACACTTCTGCTTTTGCTTGGTGTACTTCGTCAACAATAATAGTACTAACACCTTCTAAAAACTCTGCTAAAGTTAAAACATCTTCATAGTTTTTACTTTTCTTATCGAGTATGTTTAAACTTTGCCAAGTACAAATTGTGTGTGTTTTTCCTATCTCTTTTCTATCACCAAAATATACGCCTACGTCAAGACCACAGTTGAGGTAATCTTCTTCAGTCTGTGTTACTAGACTCTTGTTTGGAACAATAACAAGGCTACGACCATATTCTTCTGTAATATGACTTAGTGTTGCTGTGGTAATTGTTTTGCCTGCTCCTGTTGCAATTTCTTGTAAACTCTGCGGATTATTTAAAAAATTATTAATAGCTTCAACTTGATAGTCACGCAGAATAATTTCTTCACCTTCTGCCGGGTGTCCTTTAGGCCACACAACTCCTTGATCTGCCCAGTAACGTTCTGTAATAGGTGTAAAGTTTAATTTTACTGTTTGACGTCTATCTTCTATGTCAGCTATTTCTACACCGTTTTGATTTAAAATATTACAAATAACATCAAGATGATTAACATAACCTGTTCCACCAATTCCAAAGAATGCAACTTTACCGTCCCATCTACCTAACTTATACTGAGGCATATATCGTGCATAAGGAACTTCAAACTTTAATGCGTTTGATAGTTTGCGACGAATTTCAACCGGCAATCCTTCTAATTTTACATTTACTTCGTCTTCAACAATTATTCTACAAGTTGTCATAGTTCCTCAATTGACGTAGTGAAATTATTTCTACGCACACCAGCTCCAAACTGCATGATTGGACTTTTATCTGTATCGTAATGTATAACTAGATCGTGTCCATCAAGATAAGATTGTACCTTGTTATTGTGTCTACTGCTATACATACACAATACTGCTTCAGCACGAAAGTTTGATTGTACTAAAGGTTTTGTTATCTTATTACCACTAATATACACTATTTTTGTATTTTTTGCAACCTGATTGTTTAATTGTTTTTCTTTAACAAATATATTAAAAAGCTGAGGGTCTCTTGAAGTGTTATCTAATCTATACATTACAGAGCAGTCTTTGTTATCTACAATATTACTAAAAACATTATAACAATTATTAAGATGGTCAAACGAATCTTGCTCAGGCAAAACAATAAGTAATGGAAATCTATTTAACTC